GTGTTTTGGATAGACTAGATAGGGTAGACGAGAAGTTAGACCGCTTAATGGGAGCACAAAATGCCCGCAGTCAGTAAAAAACAAAAGCAGTTGATGGATGCGGCAGCGCATAATCCAGCATTTGCAAAGAAGGTAGGCATCCCACAATCTGTGGCGATGGATTTCAGCAAGGCCAGTAAAGGCAAAAAGTTCAGACAAGGTGGCGAAATGAAAAACTGTTACAAAGACGGCGGTCTCGCTAAAAAAGGCGAAGGCATGGCTAAGCGTGGTTTTGCAGGCGGCGGCATGGTCGCTGGTGTTGGCCAATCACAGGGCCAGACACTTAGCCAAAACACTAAAAAGAGTGTGCAAGGCGACAAGGTTGCTGTCCGTGGTGTTGGTGCAGCCCGTGCCCGCACAGCAATGATTTATTGATAGATCATGGCAGTTTCCGGCGTATCCGACTTTGATCTGGAGTTTGACGACCTCATAACTGAGGCGTATGAACGCTGCGGCATTGAAGTGCGCGACGGTTACGACATGAAGACGGCGCTTCGCTCCGTCAACTTGGTCTTTGCAGAGTGGGCCAACCGCGGCCTTAATCTCTGGACGATTGAGCAGCGCCAGCAGGTGCTGACGCCCGGTGTGTACGAGTATGACCTGCCAGCAGACACGATTGACGGCCTCTCAGCCGTGATTCGGACCAATGCAGGCCAGCCTACCCAGCAGGACATAACAATCGACCGTATTGGCCGCGCAGAATGGCTGCATGTGCCTAATAAACTGACTCAATCACGCCCTGCGCAGTACTACATTCAGCGCACAGTGCCTACCAAGGTGTTTTTGTACCCTGCACCAGATGCAACGCAGACATGGACGTTTGTCTACTATGCAATTCGTCGCATGGACAACGCGGGTGGATACACCAATACTGCGGACATCTCTTTCCGCTTCTTGCCTTGTTTAGTGGCCGCGGTGGCGTATTATTTGTCGGTCAAAAAGGCTCCAGAGCGCATGCCGATGCTGAAACAAATGTATGAAGAAGAGTTCATGCGTGCAGCAGCGGAAGACCGTGAGCGCTCGGGCTTCTTTGTGGTGCCTACTTACACGCAGAGGTAAGCCATGGCCTACGTATCAGGCAAATATGCAATTGCGCTGTGCGATAGATGCGGCCAACGGTACAAACTCAATACGCTTACTAAGGAATGGACAGGCTTTAAAACCTGTCCTGAGTGCTATGAGCCTAAGCACCCACAGCTTGAGCCAAAGCGCACAATAAATGAGCCACAGGCCTTGTATCAACCGCGTCCAGAGAGTAGACTTGGGGTAACCGTCTACGTCGGGTTCACGGCTGATACTTCGTTTGCAAGTATTGGAATGATGCCGATGCCTTATGCTAAACAATTGTGGGCCGCTGCGGTCCTTGCCCCTGTTACAACGAGCATCACATGACATATACGGAACTTGTTGCTGCGATTGAAGCCTACACTGAGAACACAAGTTTCAGTGAAACGGATCTTGCTACGTTTGTAAGTCAAACAGAGCAGCGGATTTATAACACCGTACAGATTGCCAATCTACGCAAAAACATGACTGGTTATTTGGCGACAGGTAACCCGTATTTGTCTTGCCCAGATGACTTTTTGTCTGCCTATTCACTGGCTGTTTATCCATATAACACGCCTACTGCTACTGGAACTTATGGGCAAGATAGTATTGTCGTATCAAGCGCCTCTGGTTTGGATTTAGGGCAGTATGTAACGGGCAACGGTATTGCTACAGGTGCATACATTACTGATATTGAGGGGACCACCCTGACTTTGTCAGAAGTAAACGTTGGTGCAGTCACAGGGCAGCTTGTTATTCAAGGCGATTACTCTTACTTGCAGAATAAAGATGTCAACTTTATTCGTCAGGTGTACCCTGCCTCTGGCTACAGAGCTGAGCCGAAATACTATGCCATTTTTGGCCCAAATAGCTCAGATGTGAACGAACTTACATTTATTGTGGGCCCGACCCCTGATCAAAACTACAGAGCCGAGTTGCATTTCTACTACTATCCAGAGTCGATTACTACAGCAGAAACCACATGGCTGGGGGACAATTTCAGCTCCGCTTTGTTGTATGGCTCTTTGGTAGAAGCCTATACATTTATGAAGGGCGAGCAGGATATGATGGCGTTGTACAACGGCAAGTATCAAGAAGCGCTTGGACTTTTGAAGAACTTGGGCGATGGCAAGCAGCGTGGTGATGCTTATCGTGATGGTCAAGTTAAATTACCAGTGAGATAACGCATGATTACAGCAGGACTCACCGACAGCTTCAAGGAGCAACTGCTTCTTGGAGTGCATGACTTTGAGACAGACACATTTTTAATTGCTTTGTACACGTCTTCTGCTGTACTGGGCCCTACTACAACTGTGTACACCACTACCGGAGAAGTATCTGGAGCAGGATATGTGGCTGGAGGTCAAGAGCTGCAAAATGTCACAGTCAGTCTGGGCATGGGGATTGGATATGTCAGCTTTGACAATCCAGCATGGGCTGGAGCCACGTTTACAACACGTGGTGCATTAATTTACAACCAGTCCAAGAGTAACAAATCTGTTGGAGTTTTAAATTTTGGTGTGGACCAAACTATGTTGGGTCAATCATTTACCATTCAGTTGCCAACAGATGATCCCGAATCCGCATTCATCAGAATCACCTAAGGAACATTGATGGCACTTGTGAACACTACCAAAGGCGAAATGGACGAATCTCTTCTTGAAAAAAGAGAAGGTTCCGTCGATAATGACATCGAATTTACAACTTGGGTTGAATATTGGCTGGAAGGGGAACTTGTTCACCGTTCAGTTCATGTCAATCTAAAGCAATCCCCCGCGCTGTTTGCTGAAGCAGCATCTATTGCATAAGGAAATATTATGGCAAATACACAGGCAATGTGCACCTCGTTCATGAGTGAGCTTTTGACAGCTACGCACAACTTTACGACCGGCACGGGCAACACTTTCAAGGCTGCTTTGTATGAGGCAAGCGCTACATACAATGCCTCAACCACAGCGTATAGCACTTCAGGTGAAGTGACTGGTACAAACTACACCGCAGGCGGTGTGACTGTTACAAATGGTACTTCCCCGTCCTCGACAAACTCGTCGGCTACGGCGGGGGTTGCGTATTGGACGCCCTCGGCCAGCATTGTGTATACGAACGTCACCCTGACCACGGCTTTTGATGCAGTGTTGATTTACAACTCATCGGCATCTAACAAGGCCGTTAGTGTTCATACCTTTGGTTCACAGACTGTGACTGCTGGTACGTTCACCTTGACAATGCCTTCTAACACTACAAGTACCGCGCTTCTCCGCTTGGCTACAACCTAACTAGGAGCGGCGGGGTAATCCCCGCTGATTAACCATGTTCGGTATAGCCCCATTTGCCGGTGCTCCGTACTCCTCGCTTGCGGGCGGGGCGGCAAATGCTGGCGCGCTTACAGGCGTTCAGGCGTCTGGACAGGTTGGCACAGCTACGGCCAACATCACTATTGCCCTCTCTGGTGTCTCGGCATCCGGAGCGGTTGGCACAGTCTCACGGGCTGATGCAGGGGCTTCTCTAACAGGCGTTTTTGCAACAGGTAGTGTTGGCACAGTTGAAGTAGATCATTCTCAAGCACTTACAGGGCTTGAAGCTACTGGCGCAGTAGGTTCTGTAGCGGTTGGTGAGAGACAAATTGCCATCACTGGCGTACAGGCCGAAGGCCAAGTTGGTACTGTTGCGGCCACAAACACTGTAGCTGTTTCTGGCAACCAAGCAACCGGAGCTGTAGGATCTGTAGCAGTCGGCAATAGAAGCATTGCAATTACAGGCGTTCAGGCCAATGGCGCTGTTGGAACGGTAACTGCCGAGACTGTTAAAGAAGTTGCCATCACAGGTGTTTCAGCATCTGGCGCGGTTGGTACTGTTTCTGTTGGCAATAGAGAAATTGCGCTTACAGGGGTGTTATCTGATGCCGCTGTGGGTGATGTATTTGAGACCCCCAACACAGGTATTGCCGGGGTTCAAGCGCTTGGATCTGTAGGCACTGTTACGCCAAACCTACTGATTGCGCTGACTGGGGTTTCCGCCAGAGGTTCTGTAGGCTCAGTAACTATTGACTCTGTTGTTGGCATTACCGGCGTTTCTGCAACAGGTAATGTTGGTACGGTTGGGACAAATGACGCTCAGTCCGTATCGGGTGTTCAAGCAAGCGGCTCAGTCGGATCGGTTACTCAAAGTCATTCCGTTGCGCTGACCGGGGTTCAAGCCGTTGGTCAAACAGGAAATGTTGCTACTTCGCGCACGGTAGGGTTGTCGGGTGTTTCTGGATCTGGTGCGGTAGGCTCAGTAACAGCAAACAATACGCAGGCACTGTCAGGTGTTGCCGCTCAAGGACAAGTTGGCTCAATTGATGGCAGCAAGTCTTTTGGTGCTACGGGCGTACAGGCTATTGGTAGTGTCGGTAATATTTCTGTTGGTGGTATAACTATTGCGCTAACCGGTGTATCAGCCTCTGGTTTTGTTGGAAATTTTGCGTTACGCTATTGGTCAATAATTGATGACAACGAGAACGCAAACTGGCAAAATATTGACAACGCGGATACAGTGGGCTGGACCCTTGTAGATACATCCGATACACCTACTTGGGTCCTTGTGGATACAGCAGATACGGTTGGCTGGTCCACGATAGACACACAGGAAGAATCTGGCTGGGAATTGATTGATACGCTTGTATAAAGGATGGTAAATGGCACTTGTTGTTGCTGACCGGGTAAAGGAAACCACTACCACGACTGGTACAGGCACAGTCACGCTTCTTGGTGCGGCGACTGGGTTTCAGTCTTTTTCAGCAATTGGCGATAGCAATACCACTTACTACACAATTGCGGCTCAGACAGGTTCTGAGTGGGAAGTGGGTATTGGCACTTATACATCCTCCGGCACAACGCTTTCTCGCGACACGGTGTTGGCTTCATCTAACAGCGGCTCATTGGTCAACTTTTCTGCTGGTACAAAAGATGTGTTTGTAACCTACCCAGCGACCAAGTCTTTGTTTGGCGTAGTATTTCGGCTCAGCCCTGTATCCAGAGGCAGGGTACACCTGACGAATAAAGTTGACATCTTTATTCTGCAAGTAAGAGTAATCGCCTTGAATAACAAGCTG